GCGATGATCAACGCCGCTCTCGACATGAACAACGATGCTGTGATTGTAACCCCATACAATGGGCGGACAACGGCAAATTCGAAATCATCCTCAAGGCCCAAGATAATTGGCCTAGTATTGGACCACCCGAAAGCCGCATTCGCGGACACGGTGATGGGTGCTGTCAACGGCACGCTGTTGTTGAAGACTGTCATCACATCGACGCGCGGCAACGTGCTCTTCGGGTAATTGTCATTCGTGAAAGTGGGAACAAACACGTATGGTATCGGCAAATTCGGGACCAATTTAAACGTGACTGCACTGTCAACGTTGTTTGGTTCAACTGGTATGAAAATGGACCCATCGAGTGTTCCACGGCGACTGACAGCTGCCGTCAGAGTCGCGTTGCTGGTGATCTTGTTGAAGTAGCCCTCCGTGTCAACCTCATTTGACTGAGACGCAAACATGCACGTGCCAACTCCACCACTCCCCGGCAATTTGTACACGCCTGTCACACGATTGATCACGTTGACGCTCATGCTACCGCGACCGAGCATGTAGCTCTCGCGAATGTAATCGTATGTTGGGGATTGCGAAACCCCATTCTCATCGATGGCATGTGGTAAATACGGTATCTTCGTGACATTTTGAAGCTCGTAATACCCGACTGGGATGGTCCCAGACGTTGCAGCTGTCGCGGAGTGCGAGTGAATGACGATTGTCCTCATCAAGTCCATCAGGTTACACACACGCTCTGGTGCTGAGTAAGAGTAAGCATCAATGGTTTCACCCACTGCACTGACCTCGCCCGTTTGCACTTTATCGTCCAACAACTCGCTTTCCATCTGAGCAACAACCTCATGAGTTGGTACTCGGACTTGAGTGTTGACGAGGCGGGCATACACTGCAAACCGCACATTTGGAACAGTTCCCGACACACTGTAAGGCGGTACGACGGTTCGCATCTGAAAATGAAAACTCGCCATACCTCGCTCACGACTCAGTGCGGAAGCTTGAATGCCAGAGAGTGGATACGATCGATGAACGCCGAAGTACGGTACGACGAACACGTGCTCTGTGACTCCACCCATTGAGATCAACTCCGACGCGTACAGCGACAAGCCATACGGATCGGGTGTGTCACCAACATCAAACGGTATCACCCCGGCGATAATACAGCCAGTTGTCATCGGTGAAGCTGTCAATTGGATGCGCAACTCAACGTCGGCACGCAGTTGAGCTGCATACGACAACACTGATCTCATGCTCGCATTGTTCACAATCGCGCTCGGTAGTGTGATGTTCAGGAAAGTCGTGGTCGTCAATGGAACTAGGCCATCGGCTACCAAGACAGTTCTTGACAATCTCACTGGATCGACCAGATTGTCGCCAGTCAATGCCGGCAATGCACTCGGACAAAACAAAACGACACGTTCATCCGTCTTCTTTCCGAACTCAGCCACTTGATTGTCCATCTGTGCAGCAACTTTACCGTACAGTGAATACGTCATTGCGGCCGTCCACAAATTCGAAGCACGATAGACCTCAAGGCCCATCACGCGTTGCTGAATCAGTATCTTTGCATTGGCGGCGACGGCCGTTGGAGTTAACAGCGGTTGCTGAACGTACACTCCAATAGCGCCATTCGCGACTCGATCAAAGTACTTCTCAATTTCCGCCGTGGAGAGGCTTGCTGACAAATCACAATAAGGAACTGTGGTTATACCGGTAGTGAGCCACTCTCGATTCTTGCAATATGGCACTCGAATGATCATCTTTCTCGCAACGCTCAAGTCCATCGTACTCGTATGGGTCAAAACACTCGAAGTTGCAGCGTCAAACGGATCCACATTCGTCAAGGTGGTATCAGAAGTGTACGTTATCAACAGACGCCCGGATACAAGCGGTGGTGCGATGACCGTGAACTCATACTCAAAGAACAAGTACTTGTGAAAACGGAATGGTAACACTGCGAGAGTCTGGTTTGTCTGGGTTATCACGGTGGAAGTGATGTCCGGGTTGGAAGTCGTCCCTGGGATCCCTGCGACGTTAACCGGGAATGTAACCAGTCTCTGTCGCGCAACGGCGGTAGAATCCCATGCGATCCCGGTAGACACGAGTGACCACCTTGACCCCAATGATTGCACATCTGTGTTGTATGGTCCAAACAACATGTTCGCCCTTGCTTGGACTGTAAACGTGTTGATTGGCCAAGCTTGACTCATCACATTTGGTACGAAACTTTGGACGACAGAGAGCGGAACCCCGGGTTGTGGTGTGAAAATCGGCTTTGACCAACCAAGCATTGATCCGATTGCTTCAACAAATCGATCAGCCCCTTTGATCAATGTGATCGCCGATTTTGCAAATCCAGACAACGCTCTTGGTTCCTCAACGCCGTAACGCGCTCGCTCTTCTGCGTCAGCAACCCTCTCGCGATTAGCACGAGCAGTTGCTCCGGGTGGTGTAACCCTCGTTGTCTTCATTTGTGGAACGACAAGCGCGCCGACGGAGTCTTTCTTGTACTCTGACACAGCCATCGGCCACGCACTTGCTCCAACTGCTCTCCAATCGTGAGCAAATTCCTCGTCCGCTCCAAAGCCTTCCAACAACAAACAATTATTAGTGATCAATTTCGCTTGCCTGTCATGCATGCCTTGTGAGTAAACAAACAATTTGTTGACATCCACTGAATTCCTACTGCAAACAGTTGCGACAAATGACCGCGCTCTAGCAAACAAAGCTTGGTCATTGTACATTGCAATTTCGTTGAGAAACACTGCCGTCACAACCGCAACATGCTGGTTTTCAGTCAAATCTTTCCATCGATAAGTCCAAACGTCCAATGATTCCGGTTTGAGCTTCGGCAAGTACACAGTGACACCATTCAAAACGGTCTTGTCAAATGATCTCGAAACAAATGAAGCCTCTTCGAATTTCAATTGGCGTGGTGGACCGTCCTTGCTTGGACTTGTTGGTTTGAGCCCGAGTGACTGCAAAGTCCTCGTGAACAAATCAATCTGGTGTTCATCATACAATGGCAAACTCCCGATACCATCGTCGCTCCATGTGACGTACTTGCCCTCCAGCATCATGCGAATGGCAACGCTCGGCTCAATGTTCTTTGCTCGACACAATGAACACATGACTGCCAAGACGTGCGTCGTACCACCACACAAAGTTGTTCCAAACCGCCCTGACGGTATGACCTGCCTGAATCGCATAACTCGCGTGCCAACTGCTGCCAGGACCTCTTCTTCTCGGAAAAACTCTGAAAGTAGGCGCGCATCACACGCTGCCATCCCTTTCTCAATCAAAACTTGCTTCCATGTCTCATGAACCCAGCGGTTCAACGCACCAGCCGTCATGTCAAACTTCTCGTAATCAAGCCCGAAAACACCATGTCTCTCGTAATGCTCACCAAGCTCAGACCACGTTGGTGATGTCGGAGATATACTGAGCCCGAGCATCGTTTCAACTGGGTTGGATGTGGCAACCAAATGTGCCCACCCCATGTATCGCCTCGCGAGAACAATCATCATCAAAGGTGAAACATAAAACAATCTTGCTCGTTTCACATTCCCATCAACGACAATTCGCTTCTCGTCCTTCAAACAGAGACGGTACACCCTCTGTTGCCATGGGATCGAAGCTTCCAATGTGCCACCTGACTCGAGCTTTTCAACTGCATCATTGAGTTTGTTGTGAAATCCAGGTTCAAACACGACATTCCCATCAACAATCGTCCAAAAATCGCCTTTAATGTGCTTGGTAGTTCCGGTGATGCCACAAGACTTCCGCGGGTCAAGCGCTCGAAATGACGTACCAGGAATCCCCAGTATCGTCTCATTCCAAGTCAATGCTCGAGGCTCCGCACAAAAGTTGCTCAAGTGCTTGCCGTAAACACGCGCGCACTCTGACAACAACAGTTGCATGTCGGCATCTTGTAGTCCAAGTTTCGGTGTCATTTCTTCCTTACACACGGACCGCAAGTTTTCAAGCAATGGGTGGTACCAATGCTCCCCGACTTGATGCCATGTCAGGCTCGTTGGTCGCTTCTCACGACATGTTGGTATTGCTCGCAACAACTCTTCTCGTGAAAAGGATACGTTCTGAACGAGGCGTGACTTTCCGGCTGGTAATGGGTTTGACACGTGTAGCTCAGTCGCCATGGTAGGTATTCCGATGTCAGGATCCAACAACGCCACTTCCAACTCTGGAAGATTCGCTGTTATTGGCCTCACGAAAGATTTCTTGTCACACATCATCGCAATCATCTCAGAAGACACCAATGAAGCTTGTCCGACCGGTTGTGTCGTCCACCCAGAGGTGTGGATCCCGATCACGCGCTGACTCGCCGATGAAAACAACAAGGTACCGCAGTTCCCTTTAGTGCTGCCTTCACCAACGTGATACGCCCAATACCTCACAACGGTTATTTGCGAACTTGGGTCTGCATCATCACTCAAATAACTAACATTGGAGCGACGGTGCGCCGTCACAACGTAATCCGTTTCCTTCGCCAAAAGTATCGCGTCCATGACATCATGATTAAGTTCCGTCTCGCTCGCAAACTTGGTCTGCATTTTCCAGTTCGTCTTGTCAACATGCGGGGTTGGAAACCACACAACGCTCAAATCTGCACTCACGTCATCACAATAATACACATCATCGCAAATGGTGGCCCAGTCAAGCTCTTGCATCGTTCCGTCGGTTCTGATTGTTATAGCTCCATCAACAAACTGTCGGATCTTTCGTGAATAATGGTACGGCATAAGAACCATGCCATCGTCGACCACAACACCAATGATTTGAAACGTAGTTTCCTTGTTCGCACTTGCAAACCTCATCTCAATGTATGACCGCACAATAGAACTGACTTGCTTCGTTGTGAAAGGATGTATTTGATCATCATGCCCATCGCCTGATTGAAAGACGACGGCTGACCTCGCGGTTGGCAACTCAACTGCACCCTTTCTGAAGGTTCGCTGTCTCTTGTGCAACGTCCTTGCGTTCGCCGATTGTGCTGCAACATCATCTTCTCCCTCACTCATCCCAACTGCCAGCAGCATGACGCCACCGACAATTGCTCCGCAAACTATACCGACACTTATCGCTATGTTCCGAAGTTGCCTGCGAGAGGCCGACCACTTGTCTAAGCTGTCGGCTCGTAACGATGCCGCGCGTGTGAGCAATGGGAACCTTGGTCGCCGCTTTGTGTCAAACAAATACTCAACGAAAATCAAAGCACTGAGTGAGTGTGGTTGCTTCCGTATGACGTTCTTCATCGCATAAACAGGGTCACTGCTCTTGTACACGTCCAACATTGTTTGAACATCAGTTTCGGTGATGCGCCGAGCTGAATCGCCCAACACACGTTTGCCGAATCCAATCCAATCTGTCAGCATCCGAACAAGTGACTCTGCATCCTCGTAACTCGGTTCTGATCTCGACATGTTAAACGGTACAACATAGACGAAACCATCACCACCAACTTGACATGATGCAATCATCTCGCGGTGTGCCCAACGAGCATCGCCAACATGAACTTGCACCGGGTTCCTGTTTGAATGGAACCTCTGTGCAGCTTGCACAATGTTCGTTTCCTCCGCGTCAATTTGCAAACCTGAAGACTCTGCATCGTCCTCGTCGTCCATCTGCACCTCAACGTGGCCCGGTTGAAACATTCTTCTCATGTCTCTTCTTACCCCACGATTTCCACGTCCCAAAGCACCGGCGTTTTCCCCGTTGTTTTGCACTGCTAGCATCGGTTGCAATCTGCCAGGTACTGTGAACGGTGGTAGCTTCTGATCGGCAAGTACATCCGGAATCTCTCCGACTGCTCGATTAACAAATCGAACATATGATCCTTCCGTACGCAATGCGCGCAGCAGATCATTGTTGAATCGTGCCGTGTGCGAAGCATTGTCTTTACGTAGACGCGTATGCATGCGAATGTAAGCCATCAACTCAAGTAACGTCAACGGCTGGAACCCGATCAACGCATCACCGGTCGGTCCTGAAAAGGTGTAGCGTAAATGCGAACCATCTTCATGGAAGGGACCCTCATTCGTAACCCTGAGTCGAATCGCAATGCGCCTGTTGATGGCGTTTTGGACGTCAACCGGTTGGTTGGACAAATGTGGAAACGTGGGTTGATTCGCACAAACCATGACAACCTTGGGGTCCGCGTAACTGCAATCTTTCATATGAAGTGCCGCTGTGTTCAACAATGGTCTCGTTGTGTTAACCAAAGACTCAAAGAACTTGACGAACACTGGCACATCACTCACTTCGTAATTAATATCATCAAATGTGAAAACTTGTTGCCCAAAGTACCCGTTCTGAAAATTGGCGACTGGATTACACGCGTAGACCATGTTTGCTTCAAGCGGGTTCCCTGTGAGTTCCTCATACGCGACTGCTGCCAACAACATCTGTTTTGACGTCTTCCCTACACCTGCTTCCCCAAACATATAAATTACATATGGTTCGGGGATCTGCTGGGTTGCAATAGCCATTGCTGTCGTGGTAGCCAGCAAAGCCTTCACACGCTCGTACAAGTTCACGATCGTGGTCGGACAATGCGGAAGTAACGTTCTCGCTCTCAATCTCAACTCGTAGTCTCGCAACTCAATGAAATCACGCGGCGTCAACAACGTATTCCCGTTCTCAGCCATAGTAGTAATTATTCTCTCGACTGCGTTCGTCATTGACAACTCATCAGCTCCGGGGTCACTATATAGCGATTGAACCCCGTCGAATGCAAACTGAATCAATTTCACGGTGGCCAAAACAGCCCCCGATATCTTTCCTGCGGTTATCACACTCTCAGAAATGCTTTTCCAACCAGTCCGACCAGTGAACAACTTTGCGATAGACGTTATTCTCTCCATTTGCGGGAGCTTTTCCAATTTCTTAGCACTCTCTCCCATGAGCATGTCCCCCGCCTGCGCCTCAACGTGATCGCATTCAGCCTCCTTGTCATCTGCCTTCTTACACACTTGAAAAAAGAAGACCAATGACGAAAAAGCCAAAGTTCGTTGAGTGGTGGTCAGAGCTCGCACGACATCATGAGTGTTCACAAACAATGAAGCCAACATGATGTGAGCTGTCAACGTTTGGGCTCTTAAGTTCGCTGCGAGCCATAAAACCTCAATAAATGCTAACGCAACGCCCGCATATACTCTACATTTAATTCTTGCATTCGCCCCGAGTAACTTATTGCGGGACAAATCTTCAGACATTCGAGTTACAACTGCTTCATAGTACTCAGTCAGAATGCCCGGTTCGTTGTCTGCTCCGATGATAGAATCAGATATGCTCTCCCGCATGAAAGCACGCAATCTTCTTCTCAAGCTCGCACATTGTGGTTCGACATCGCTGTCCACCTCCGCAAGCATATCATCAATACACTTGGAAACGTCCGCCGGTGTCGCATCAAGCACACGCTCAATAGCTAGCTGGCGTCGATCTGTTATACCAAAGCGCATCAGGACGTCGTCGATCAACTTTTCGCGCTGTGTTTCCCGTTCCACACAATTCGCACTTACGTCGTCGCCAGTCCGTTTCCTCCTCTTGTTCGTCTTTGTCACTTCATCGCGGACCACTGGGGTAATAAACTCGGTTGCCCAAGCAAACATTCCCTTCAATCCGCCAAAATCTTCACATGAAGGCACGCCTTTCACAACCACACACTCATGTGCGGTGCGCGTGCAACTAATTCGCTCCTGTGATGCTCCTTCCACGGACGCATCCATCTCAACCATTCGCTCCTCCATTTTCATCTCATTCCGATCCATCTCACCCACATAACCAACAATTTCTGCACTTCCAACCAGTTTGTTTGTGTTCTCGTTATAGCTCATCACAAATGTTTATGGTCCTCAAAAGCATGGTGGCTTTAACCAACGCTCCATTGCTATCTTTTGCTGCCCAGCGTCACCAAATAGTGACTACCAGGATTTCCGCATTACTGCGGCGCTCTATATTTCACAAGGGCCACCATGTTCTCAGTTGATCCATGAAAGGTCAGCTTCTTCGTGTGTCGTGCTTGTGAGGCGACTAACACACTGTGGGGCACCCATAAGGTGCACAGACATCCATCTGCACAAACCCCCAAAACTTAACAATCAATACACAACATCAAAAGTCATAAAAGTGCTCAGCCCTCCACGGGTCCAAGTAGTGTTTCCAACATATAGCCATAGCCAGGTCCTTAACAAGAGAACAAGGTCACCAATCATTTCGTGACTGCATGCCTCTTGTATTAGATTTCCGGGGGGGCCGCGAATGTTACGCATGCATTGTGTCACTCTATATCTCCGCTTATCACCTCGCACTTTCGGGAATCTCACCCTAAACTATTTTATCTTCTTGGATATCAAAATAGTAAAACTTCTCCCTCCACTTTCGTGGTACATAGTCAGTATAACGAACAAATAACCAACAGAAACCAAACAACGTTGACAAAGTCAACCACAACGACTGCTACTTGCGTGTGTGCGCTACAACAAACTAACAATAATAATAATATGAATAACAACAAACATAAATAATATAAATACGCATAAAGCAACAAATAATATAAATATAACACAAATGCACACACACACAAAGACCAGCAATCGGTGGCGGGACCCCGCGCCAAC